TGCAGCGTCAGCTGCGATGCTGACTAAGGCGTTTTTACTAATTGCATCCTTGACCGGTGCTGCAGTCTTGCACGCTCACCACACACCGAAAGATAGATCGAAGGATGCTGACTGGTATCGTGGAGACAGCGGTGCCTGGCGCGGGTCAGGAGCTATCTACAGTTCATTAGATTGTGGGTTCACATTGGCTAATTGGATGCCTCACGGTGGCGAGGATAGAAAGCGCTGGAAACGAGGCATGTTAGATGCTGGGCTGAGCAGGTGGATTGTATTAGATACCGGCAAGATCCGGGAGGGACGCGAGCTTGAGCCTATTGTGTATGAGCTGCAGGGCCAGGAGCTGAACCAGGAAGGGTTTGAGATTGGTGTGTGTCATTTGTCGAGCCGTGAAAACGCACTAAACGCATTGTCTGAAATGGATGTCGATGTTACTGCTGCCGTTATGTTGGGTGAAATGATTATAGATAAGATGGGTTATGGCACCTGGCAGGCTAGTGAGGTTCATGAAGAATTACAGGGTAGACCTGGGTGGCCAACTGATAAAGAACGGTTGCAGACGAGGCATTTGGATACGCTGTTTGAGCTGTTTGAAACTGCAATTCACACTACTGCAGGCGCTGTTAAACTGGTGTATGACGAGACTAAAAAGACACATGGAAGATGGACATTTGTTTGTTCAGAGGTTTGAACAAACTTGAACAAACATTGTGATTGTTTACGGGTAAATTGTTGAAATTAAAAGGAAAAGTGTTTGTTTAAACAAACATTTGAACAAACGCGATCAAACAAGGTTAACATATTGATATTATTTACAAATGTTTGTTTGTTCACTTGTTCCCCCTAAAGGGGGCATGCCACAAGTGAGCAAGCCCCACTTAGGGAGGGTTAGTTGACCAACAGAAATAAGCAAAGAGGGTACGAACTCGAGAATGAGACGGTGATATTCTGGAGGGACGCAGGTGCTCAAGTTAATCGCGTTTTTGGAAGCGGTGCGTTTAAAGCTGCTGGTGCTCAGTTGCAGGGCGATATCAAACTAGGTCCGTACACTGTTGAAGCTAAACGAAAAAAGACTGGGTATAAGTTTTTGTATGACGCGCTAAATCAAGATGCTGCAGATCTTTTGGTTGTGCGCCAAGACAGAAGCAGAAGGTTGTATTTGCTTGAGGAAAGGACGCTCGTTGATTTGATGAGGCGTGCTGGGTTATTATCCTGGACCGCAAACTAAAATAGGTTTGGTTAGTTTTGGCGAATACGACAGGAAAGAAGTTTGGTGGTCGCAAGAAAGGCACGCCAAATAAAACAACGCAGGACATGAAATCTGCTATACTTGAGGCATTCGAGAACGCTGGCGGCACTGCGTATCTGCAACGCCTGGCGGACGACGAGCCTCGGACTTTCGCAATGTTGTTATCTAGGATATTGCCTAGCGAGAACATCAATGAGAATAGGAACATCAACGTCAACGAGATGACCGAAAGACTGCAAGAAGGACGGGCTCGCGTCGCGCAGCTGAGGTTGGTGGAGAAAGATTAGATGCCTGTTATGAAGACAACCAAGGATGGCAAGACTGCCTACAAGTATGGTAAGAGCGGCAAGGCTTACTCTGGCGAAGGCGGCAAGTCTAAGGCAGCCAAGCAGGGCCGAGCCATTGAAGCATCGAAAAAGCGGAGAGTGAAGTATGGCTAAGCCAGGTTTGTACGCCAACATCCATCGCAAACGTGCGAGGATTGCAGCCGGCAGCGGCGAGACAATGCGCAAGCCAGGAGATAAGGGCGCGCCTACTGCTAAGGCATTTAAGGACAGTGCTAAGAAAAAGCGAGTGCGCGTTGCATGACAGTGACTGCTGAGCGAATTATTGAGATAGCGTCGCAGATGCTGTCCAAACGCGAATTGCAGAGCATGTCGAAGTATGGCAAGGCTGCAGTGTCGCAACATATTAGGCAGATGCTTGAGGCCGGCGTTGAGTTTGATCAGAAGACGCTGAACCTTACCAAGGCTGAGATAGAACGAGAGGCAGCCAGAGCAGATGCTGCAGCGAAGGGCGCGAGATGATCAGAGACAGTTATGCTCAAGCAGCGCATCCTAACTCTACTCCAGTGGCTCACATTTGGGGGCCGCCAGCTCCAGGGTCAGGGCGTATGCGTATTTGTAGACACTGCGGTGCCAAAGAGCTCAGCACAAGCACCGATCCAGGCCATCCCGACTATGAGTGCCGAGGCGGTGCCCAAGTCGCTCATGACCGCACCGATGCCGAATACGAGCCTATTTGATCGCTCATTTGAGACGATGATTGTGCCGTCGATTGGCGGCGAAACTCAAACTACGTGGTATGCTTGTTGGTTGTATGAATTGCAGGATGATGAAGCAAAGATCTTGTTTGGCGGCCTGATGGAGGAGATATGTGAGCTGCTGAGCACACCACCCGACCGAGTTACGGTTATGGTGTGGGAGGGTAAGTGGGCCGTCGCAATATCTCAGAAGACTGGCCTGGCGCTTACCAAAAACGGCATGTACCCCACACCTTGTAGCATTCCATTGCTTGAGAGCGGCGCAGCATGAGCCTGGACGTTGAACTAGCCACCGACATTGCAACTTTCTATGCCGACCCGCTTGGTCATGTGCTGTACAGTTATCCTTGGGGAGAAGGGCAGCTTCGAGGTTTTGAAGGTCCAGACAGTTGGGCTCGAGGCTTCTTGCAAGACTTGGGAGACGAGGTACGCAAGCGAGGCTTCGATGGTCATTCTGCTGTCGATCCTATCCAATTTTCAACGGCAAGTGGCCACGGTATTGGCAAGTCTGCGCTTACTGCCTGGCTGATACGCTGGATTATGGATACCCGGCCATTTTCAAAAGGCATTGTGACTGCGAACACGGCAGAGCAGCTTAGGACTAAGACCTGGGCAGAGCTGGCCAAGTGGCATCATATGGGCGTCACCAAGCACTGGTATCACCTCAACAGTGGCGGTGGCTCAATGAATATGTACCACCTCGACCATCGCGAGACTTGGCGTGTCGATGCTCAGACGTGTCGCGAAGAAAACAGTGAGGCGTTTGCAGGTTTGCACGCTGCCCAAGCTACACCTTTCTACATCTTTGACGAGGCAAGCGCTGTGCCCGACAAGATCTTTGAGGTGCGTGAGGGTGGGCTAACTGACGGTGAGCCGATGACGTTTGACTTTGGCAACCCGACGCGGAACACAGGCCGGTTCTTTGAGAACATGCAAGGTAGGTTCAGGCATCGATACATCAGGCGTCACATCGATAGCCGAGACGTGAAGATTACCAACAAGCGGTTGTTCCAAGGCTGGATAGAGGATTACGGCATCGATAGTGACTTTGTTAAGGTCCGCGTGCTTGGGCAGTTTCCATCAGCAGGCGAACTACAGCTGATACCCACCGCAGATGTTCGCGAGTGTATTGGATTAGAAGTAGTTGTGCAGCCTCACGATCCTTTGATCATGGGCGTTGATGTAGCCAGATTTGGCGGAGACCAAAGCGTCATCTACCTGCGCCAGGGACGCGACGCTGAGAGCCAGGGAGTGCATAAGTTCCGAGGCTTGGACACGATGCAGCTCGCAGCCAGGGTAGTTGAGATTGCGCGAGACAAGTCTCCTGATACGGTGATGATCGATGGTGGTGGCGTTGGCGGAGGTGTAGTTGACCGGTGCCGGCAGCTGGGCCTCGATGTGGTTGAGATCAACTTTGGTAGTAAAGCAACACAGCCAGGCTTTGCTAATATGCGGGCTCAAATGTGGGGCAACTTGCGAGACGCCATCAAAGACGGTATCAGGTTGCCTGATGATCCAGACCTGGTCAGCGACTTGACTGGGTTGCAGTACGGGTACACGTTGCGCAACGAATTGAAACTTGAACGAAAGGAAGACGCGAAGAAAAGAGGGCTACCCTCGCCTGACTTAGCTGATGCTTTAGCACTGACTTATGCCATACCGGTGTACCCATCGCGTATTGGATATCAGAGCGCTGCTACGGTGACCTCAGCGGAGTACGATCCCTTCTCATAGACGGACTTGACAAATGCTGGTATATTTGCTTCGCGCGCCGTGTTTTGGAGGTTTATATGGGGTTCTTGTCGCCTAAAGTTCAAACGCCACCGCAGCTGGCTAACCCTGCAGCTGCTGCTGCGGAAAGAGCTGCGCCTCCCGTGCCTACCCCTGTAGATCCTGTAGTGCAAAAAGTTCGCGCTGAAGAAAAGATAAAGCAGGCTAAAAGAACTGGCATAGCTGGTACGGTTAAGACCGGTGGTCGTGGACCGCGCAACCCTGCAGTCACCACTATTCGCGCTTTAGGCGAGTCGTCAACTCCAATAGGGACTTTGTTAAGCTAATGGCAGTCGCAGCTCCAATCACTAAACCTATAGCTAGTATTACTCCTGCACCCGTAAGAACAGCCGCCACTAAAGCTGCTCAATCTATTGGTGTTGTTAAAACACCCCCAAAGCCAGCTCCAAAGCCAGCTCCTGCGCCAGCTCCTGTTGAAAAACCGAAAAGTGCTGTCACGCCCCTGCCATCTCCAGAAAAAGAGATTTTAACTCCACGGATTCCAGAGTCTGCGCCACCACAAGAAATGAAACCTGCGGTTGAGCCACCTGCTATGAAAGAAAAAACTGCACGCAGACGCGCTGCAGGCGGTGGTAAAGTAGGCATTAGGGGCACGCGCCGCACTTTTGCTGGTTTAGAGGAAGCCACAACTTCTAAGAGAACACTGTTAGGCTAATGGCATATATGAACTCAAAAGACGCAGGCGGATCTTTGCTTAGCGACCCGTTTGCAAAAGAAGACGAATACATGCCGAAGCTGCACCTCGAGGAGGAGCAACTATCGAAACTTGGAGACGTGGGCGAGGTAGGATCTACTAGAGAGATCCATTGCGTTGTTCGCGTTGCGTCGGTATCCCAGGGACAAGATGGTAGGCGTGCTACGCTCGAAGTTATCGAGATGGAGTTTATGGAAGACGAAAAGAACGGTGCTGCTGCCGACCGCATGTACCCTACAATGAGGGCCTAATATGCCTTTGCCTAGTGTCGATAACCTCCACACCACGATACCGCTGAAGGGTAAGAAGTCTGCCCTGTACCGGCGGTATGTTAAACTTGAGAACGATAGATCCTCATTTCGTTCTCATTGGATGGAGCTGACTGATTATTTAGCACCGAGACGCGGACGCTACTTGATCGAAGGCCAGAATAGTAGAGGCCGTAAGCGCACCACTAAGATTATTGATAGCACTGGAACGCAAGCATTGCGCACTATGGCTGCCGGTATGATGTCTGGCATGACCTCTCCTGCCAGGCCCTGGCATCGCCGCAAGGTGCGCGACGAGCTGATGGATAGTGGTAGTGTTAGAAAGTGGTTGTCTGAAGTTGAGAAGGTAGAACGTGCTATTCTCAACAAATCAAATTTCTACAACGCGATCTACACGGTATACACAGAGCTTGGTGCGTTTGGTACGGCACCTTTATACAGGCAGCCGTCTTACGATCAGGTCATTAGGTTTAGACCTTTGACTGTCGGCGAGTATGTGATTGCCGAAAACGACCAAGGCGTGATTGACACATTAGGTCGGCACTTCACTATGTCAGTAGGTCAGCTTGTGCAGAAATTTGTACACGACCCAATCACTGGCAAGATGGATTGGACTGGCGTTAGTAAGGCGACGCGCAAGTTGTGGGATCAAAGCAACTATGACGAGCTTGTAGAAGTTCTTCATATCATTGAGCCGCGCCTTATGGCAGATCGCGAGTATGGGAAACGCGATGCCAAAAATATGCCATTTAAAAGTTGCTATTTTGAATTAGCTTCTGAAAGTGACGAGTTGCTGATGGAAGGTGGTTATAAACGCTTTCCAGCTTACGTGCCGCGCTGGGATGTACTGACCGGAGACGTGTACGGTCGGTGCCCAGGGATGGACACCCTTGGCGACATTAAGCAGTTACAGCATCAACAGAAGCGCAAAGCTCAGGCTATAGACAAGATGGTCAACCCTCCGATGGTTGCACCTACTAGTTTAAAAGGTAAGCCTTCTACAGTGCTGCCAGGGCAGACCACATATGTAGATCCGCTGCAGGGCAGCCAGGGCTTCTCACCTGCCTACCAGGTGCAGCCCAGGATTAATGAGTTGCAAATGGACATTGCAGAGGTTCAGAACCGCATACAGCGCGGTTTCTATGCAGACCTATTTGCGATGATGATTAACTCAGACAGGCGTCAAATGACCGCTACAGAGGTTGTAGAGCGCCATGAAGAAAAACTAGTGCTGCTGGGTCCGGTGCTCCAGAGGCTCAATGTAGAGCTATTGGACCCGCTGCTCGAAGATGTTTTCGAGTATGCTCTGGAAGCTAATCTCCTCCCTGAGCCTCCAGAGGAATTAGCGGGTGAGGAGCTAGAGATAGAGTATGTCTCGCTTCTCGCACAGGCCCAGCAGGCTGTCGCAGCATCTAGTCTTGAGCGGGTTCTTGGTTTTGCAGGCAACCTGGTTGGTATCTTTCCTGAGATTGTTGATAGTATTAACAGTGACGAAGCGTTGCGGCAGTATGCAGATGTGCTTGGTGCTAGCCCTGATGTTATCTTGTCTGAAGATGAAGTTGCAGCTAAGCGTGAGGCGAGAGCTGCACAGCAGCAACAAGAAGCACTTATGCAACAAGTTCAGCAATTACCTCAGCTTGCTCAAGGTGCTAAAATCTTATCTGAGACTGATACCCAAAACCCTAACGCCCTTACCGATCTACTAGGCACCGGAGCATCAGTTGTATGATCTATGATGCAAGTGATCCTGCTGCCATAGCTAAGGCAAAGAGAGATGAAGAAGATACTGAAAAAGATTTGGACTTTGTTGTGTCGCAGCCTCGCGGCCGCCGCTTTATTTATAACCT